CTCTTATGGTACATCCGTACAACCTTGGCAAACTAATACATTCTTTGAATCCAACACTATCGTAAGTTACGGAAATGTTGGCTACCAAGTAATAGCAAATGTAACCACAAGTAACTCATTTGTTACCAGTGAGTATACTGTTTACTCAGCGGCCGATTTTGATAACGCCAACGATCGAATCCTGGCATATTACAGTCCGCAGTCAGACATGGCAGCAAAAGATTTAAATCAATTGATTCCTGGAATTGAATATCCAGGAGTGCAGGTACAAGGATTAAACTTTAATCAACAACCTGGATTCAGTGGAGAAATACTAGCTAACGTAACATTTAGCGGAGCCCATGGATTAGTAGCAGGACACACAGGCAATGTAATCATACAACCAGAAGCTGACATGTACTTAAACTTCTTAGCTGATCATATTTTTACAGTTGATGGTTCCACATCTGCTTACCCACTCTACAGTGTCTTTACAGCTAACATTGGGGACTTTATTACACAACCATCAACTGGTGCAAATGCTATAGTGTATGGTAATGCCATTGGTGCAACACAAGGCAATGTAATTAGTTCAGCAACAGCCTACTTTATTAAGAATAATGATTTTACTTTTAACACTACAGGAAATATATTCATTAATGGAGATACTCTTCTATCTTCTAACGTATTTGCCGGCAACACTAGTACATGGTCAAATGTTTCTATTAAACCAATATCATCTACTATTGCATTAACTACAGCAGTTGAATGGCCAGTACTAGATGCTAATATATCTGTAACTAGAGTATGGTCAGCAGTTAAAGTGCAAGGCACTATTAAATCAACAGCAGACTTTGTGTTAAGCAACACATCAATCCGCAATGGTAACATCAGGGTAGATGGCACATGGAGAACAGTATATCCAACAGCCGTTGATTTTATAAGCTCTTTATCTACACCATACGACTCAACAGTGTTTGACGCAGTTGAATATGACGAAGACGGTAATGAGATGCTTAGCCAAAATGCTGTAGACACTATCATCCGCAGTACTTACACAGACACAGCGTTAGGTAGCAGACCTGAAGACATTAATGTAGATGGCGGAGCCTATGTTGACCGTTGGTCAAGTCATGCTCCAGAAGAACTAGTGCCAGGCATTGTATTTGACACGTTAAATATGCGAGTATTTACGTCAAATGTCTCTACCTATACTAATGCTAATGCCACTGTAGGGTATAGAATATTCACTGATATATCAGGTGAAACAAATTTTTTAAGAATTGCTGACAGTTATAGCACAACAACAGCTAAAGAATTGTTACGCAGTGATACTGAGATTTTTCTAAATAATACCGACATACTTATTACACCAGATCTAGGACTTAACGACCCTGGTGTAATCTTTATCAATGGTGAACGAATAACTTACTGGAGAAACTATGCCTCTGAAGTTGTAGATTGGACAGCCAACACTGCTTATGTTGACAGTGCAGTAATTAGATATGACAGCAATGTTTATGTAGCTACTGCAACCATTTCTGCTAACGCAGTATTTGACACAGGCAACGTGAGAGCTATATTCTCTGCTAACGCAATAGGACAAATACGTAGAGGTACCTGGGGGACTGCAACAGCAAATATAGTGCCTAATGGTAGTAGTGTTACTGACGGCACTCCAAAAACACAGCGAGTGCCAAATACTGCATTTGGAACTACTACATTAAGTAGCAATTTAACTGTTGGTAATGCATACGTAAGAACTATCTTAGCCGGAACAACATTGGTCACATCAACCACCTGGCAGAATCCAGGAACTGGAACAGCCGCAGATGGCACAGGATTCAGTGGTGGCGAAACAGTACAAATACTGTTCTTAAAAGGTCAACCAGCTGACCACGAAGCAGATTTAATAGATCTACCAGCAGGAACATTAACAACAGAACTCGGAACGTCAGCTCTCATAACTGAAGCTTTAGACGACGTAATTATAAAAGAATAAATAGTGTATAGGATAAGAAATTATGGCAATTAAAATAAGTGAACTGGCGAATCTAAGCGCCTGGACTGATGCAATTTATGTTCCGGTGGTTGAAACCGCGGGGAACACATTTTCTACGGTTAAATCAACATCAAGTGCATTAAAAACGTATGTACTTGGTACGATCCCTTCCGAACTTATTACACTGACAGCTAATACAGTTCAGCAAGCTACACAGTTGTATAATACTGAAGTAGCCATAGTCACAGCAAACATTGGGCAGATAGGTTATACAACAAATGCAGTAAACACAGCTAACATTGGTCAAATAGGTTATACTGATAACGCAGTCACTACTGCTAATATCGGACAGATAGGTTATACTGATTTTGCCAACACCGTACAAGATGGCGTAATAACATCAAGAGTAAACACAGCAAACATTGGTCAAATAGGTTATACAACAAATGCAGTATCAACTGCTAATATCGGACAGATAGGGTATACTGATTTTGCCAACACCGTACAAGATGGCGTAATAACATCAAGAGTAAACACAGCTAACATTGGACAGATAGGGTATACTGATTTTGCCAACACCGTACAAGATGGCGTAATAACATCAAGAGTAAACACAGCAAACATTGGCATGGTTGGATATATAGATTACTGGTCAACCTTTGCCAACACCGTACAAGATGGCGTAATAACATCAAGAGTAAACACAGCTAACATTGGACAAATAGGCTTCACCCTTAATGCAGTAAACACTGCCAACATTGGTATGATTGGTTATGTAGCTGACGCTGTGACGGCAGCAGGTGGTTACAGTAATGTTAAAGTTGATCAATATCTACCAACTTATACCGGCACAATAAAGGCTGGCATTGTTACGGTTACTGGTAATCTAATTGCTGGGCTAACATCGTTTGCCGCCATTAACTCAACTCCAATTGGTAATGCAACAGCTAGTACTGCTACATTTAGCACATTGACAGTTCCGGCTATAACAAAAAATGGCACCAACGGTGTTGGTGACATTGGTCAGACTGGCAATAGATTTGCGACTATATATGGTCTTGCAACTTCAGCCCAATATGCAGATTTGGCTGAAAAATATGTAGCTGATGCGGACTACGAATCAGGAACGGTATTAGAGTTTGGTGGCGAGCATGAAGTTACATTAGCATCTGATGACACTAATAGAGTAGCAGGAGTAGTGTCAACACAACCAGCATTTAGAATGAATGATGAACTTGTAGCTGACCATGCGGTAATGATAGCATTGCAAGGGCGTGTACCATGTAAAGTACAAGGTAGTATAAGCAAAGGGGATATGCTAGTGTCGGCTGGCAATGGCAGGGCGCGATCTACAAACGATCCAAAATTTGGTACTGTTATCGGGAAAGCGTTAGAAGAACATGAAGGAAACGACGGCATAATAGAAGTAGTTGTTGGCCGATTATAAGCGATAAATAAGCATATGGATAACAAGAAGCAAGAAGAGTCTATGGACAATCAAACAAAAATTAAACAGCCTGATGAACGAAGTGGAATACTTCTACAGGGCCATATCAAGATATTTGATCCCGAAACAGAGGAAATATTTGTTGATAAACGTAATGCCATTCATTATGAAAATATGAGTGAAGCATTGGCTCTTAACATAAGCAATAAAGACAGTCAATTTATTACAGAGATGCATTTTGGTAACGGCGGAACTACTGTTGATCCAACTGGGGTTATTACATATCTTCCTACAAACACTAATGTGCAAAATGCGGATCTATACAGTCCGCAGTATTACAAGATAGTAGACGATACAAATGCGGCAAATACTGATCCTACTAGGAACAAGATAACTGTCATACACACACCTGGATTGATCTATACTGATATTGTGATTAGTTGTTTGTTAGACTACGGTGAGCCCAGTGGGCAAGCTGTTTTTGACAATAGTCAAAATCTAAACGGTGATTTTGTATTTGACGAACTAGGACTTAAAGGGTATACTTCAAGCGGAGTAGGGCTTGGAAAATTATTAACACATGTGATTTTCAGTCCAGTACAAAAATCAATGAATAGATTGATACAGATTGATTATACAGTACGAATACAGACATTAACAAATTTAACATAGAAATATAATTTAGGAAAAGGAAATGGCTTACACCATAACTAAAACAGACGGAACCTCGCTAGGTACTATAACAGACGGAACCATTAATACTAGCTTTACTAGCTTGACATTAATTGGACGTAATTATAGTAATTATGGGCAATTTATTGCTAATGATCTAGTTCATATTATAGAGAACTTTGCGTATTCGTCAAGTCCTAGCAATCCGCTAGCAGGACAACTATGGTGGGATACCGGTACTGGTAGATTAAAAGTATACACAGGGTCAGCCTTTAAAGTTATCAGCAGTGCCACAGTGGCAAGTTCAGCACCTTCAGGGTCAATATCGGGTGATTTGTGGTTTGATTCTGCTAATGCACAACTATACATTTATGATGGTGCAACGTGGATCCTAGTAGGCCCACAACGTAACGGTAGTGGTGCTATTTGGGAACAAATTACTGATACCGGACTAGTAGTACATGACGTACTAAGTGTAAAATTAAATAATGCAAGAACAGAGATCATTAGTTTAGACACCGAGTTTACTCCTAATGTTGCTATCACTGGATTCTCAACAATTAAAACAGGTATCAATGCTAATACCAGCGTAGGAAGTGCTACATTCTGGGGATTAGCAAACAACTCATCATACCTAGGTGGACAACTAGCGGCAAGCTATCTACGGTCAGATGCAAATGATACAGCTACAGGTGCAGTAACATTAGCTAACCTAACCATTGGGCTAGACAGTAACCTTACAATAGCTACAGATTCAACTGGCAACGCAACTGTTAGAAATACAAAATCAAATGGCGACATGAACTTCTATCTTAATGTTGGTGGAGTTGACACAAACACGTTACATCTAGATGCTAACGCAGGTATAGCAAGAATGGTGTCAGTAGCAACAACAGGTGAGTTAACCGTAGGCACAACAGCATCAGTAGGTGGTGCGTTAACAGTAGCAGGAACTGGCGCATTTACCGGAAACTTGACAGCACCAACACAATCAGCTGGTACAGCAGACACTACAGTTGCTACCACAGCATTTGTGGTTAATGGTTCAGCAGGATTGTTTCCATACAAAGTTTACAACGGAACTACACATGTTTGGACTGATACAACGTCAGTAAACGTAGTAGTCAGCGGAACGACAGTAGCGACAGCTAGTAGTAGTGGATTTAATCTTACAAATGGTGCGACAGCAATTACACAAACAGATGCCTACAATGGTACTGGTAATGCTAGAGTAGCAACAACACAATTTGTTAAGACAGCATCAACTTGGTGGGGTAATAGCGCACATAGAAGTGCTAAGTGGGTTAGTACAGCGGCACCGGATGCAGGTGTTAACGATGTTGGGTCAAATGATGGTGATATCTGGTTCCAACGTGAAGCATAGTATTAAGATAAATAACATATATAATTAGGTAATAAAAATGGCATATACAATTACTACAACAGCTGGATCAACGTTAGCATCGGTTGCAGATGGCACCGTAAATAGCACGGCTACGAGTTTAACCTTAATTGGTAAGAACTATGCCGGTTATGGTATTTTCTTAAATGAAAATTACATCAAGCTATTAGAAAATTTTTATAATTCATCAGCACCAACACAACCACTAGCAGGACAGCTATGGTATGACAGTACAAATTCACTGTTAAAAGTATACAATGGTAGCCTTTGGAAACCCATTTCAAGTTCGGCAAGTGGTACTACACAACCAGCAAGCCCAATTACTGGTGACTTATGGTACGACTCAGCTAATGCACAATTAAAAGTATGGAGCGGAAGTGCTTGGATCACTGTTGGTCCTAGTTACACAACTACATCAGGCACCTCGGGTACTGTTGTTGAAACAATATTAGACAGTGGCGCGGCAAGTCATGTGGTTGTTAAATTCTACATTAGTAATACAGTGGTTGCGATATTAAGCAAAGACGCAACATTTACTCCAGCAACAGGAATCAGTGGATTTACTACAGTAGTTCCAGGATTTAATTTAAGCTCATCAATATCGGGAGCGGTGTTTACTGGTACAGTAACTAATGCATCTTCTTTGTCAGGCATTACAGCCAGTCAATTCTTACGCAGTGATGCGGCGGCTAGTACATCATATGCATTAACTGTCGGACAACTGTTAGTTGGAAGTGATTTAACAGTGTCATCTAGCTCCGGTGATATTAATGTAGTCAATGGAACCAGCAACAAAGACCTAAATCTATATGTTAATAAAGGTGGTGTAAGTACTAAAGCCCTCGGCATTGCAGGAACTACTGCTAAACTTACAACATCAAATGATTTCCAAGTTTCGGGTGCGACCACATTGAGTGGTGCGACAACATGTAGCTCAACATTACAATTAAATGGTATAACAACTGCGGCGGCACAAATTAAACCGTCCGCAGACAACACCATTGAGCTTGGATCAACATCTTTAAAATTTGCAAACGTATGGGCTACAACATTCCGTGGCACTGCTATTACAGCACAATATGCGGATTTGGCTGAACGTTTTGAAGCAGACAATTCTTACTTGCCAGGAACAGTTGTTGAACTTGGCGGAGTTAAAGAAATTACAGCGGCAATGCAAGATTTAAGTGACACGGTGTTTGGAGTGATAAGTACACGTGCAGGGTTTTTAATGAATGGCGACGCGGGCAGTGATGTTACACATCCACCGATAGCAATGCAAGGAAGAGTTCCTGTTCGAGCAATTGGAACCGTAACAAAAGGTGATCGACTAGTGTCAGCAGGTGCTGGGTTAGCACGATCAGCTTCAAAAAATGAGATTACAGCGTTTAACGTCCTCGGACGTGCATTAGAAAGCAAGAACACAGCTGGCGAAGGAATTATAGAAGCCATAGTCAAGCTAAATAGTTAATATAATTATACAAATTACACAATTTTAGGAACAGCGTAAAATGGCATACACAACTGGTGAATTAATACAAGCCCAAGACTACAATTGGCTTACTTGGGGAGGAAATACTAGTGGAACCTACACCACAGCAATTAACAACCTAGCAGTAGTTTGGGGACACGGAACCGGACTTTATGGCTACGGACAGGATGTGTCAGCAATTAGTACCCTTAGCGTAGCCGGCGGAGTAACTGCCACAGCCGCGCAATGGAGTGGGTTTGTATATCATTTAAATAAAACATTAAACCATCAAGGTGGAACACCTATAGCTAACGGTTCAAACGTTGGTATAGTCGCTGGTGCAACAATTGCGGCATACGCCAACGTAGCAACAGCAGTTAATACTGTCGTAACTAACAAAGATACATTTGCATCACAAGGGTCAACAACAACTGGCGGAAACCTTGATGACGCAATAAGTTCGACAACAGGCCTATCCATTGCAACGAACTATGACGCTAAATTAACATTTGCTTCAGCTCAAGCGGCAAGATACTTCTTTAACGCAGGTGGTCAATTAAATTACAGAATTGTAACAGTGAGTGGTGGAGGCAGTGGAGCAGAACAGAGCGTTGATCGATTGATCGCTGGCATCGGCGGTGTTGACTTTAAACAAACAACTAACGGTGGACGTACTGGGTCTGGCATTACCCTGAACACCAATCTTACCACACATGGTTATTTTGACAACACCACTGGTGCAACCATCGTAGTCCAAGTAACTGACACCACAGCCGCATACACTGACAGTTATGGTCGACTATCAGTGTTCACAGACGATGCTACTACTACCGACGGATCCAAGGGTGCAACAGTAGTATTCCGTATAAACTTATATGTGTCAGATGTTACATGGGATGACACAATATCAATGACACTACGTCACAGAGTAGACATAGTTTATCCAGAAACAACATATTTGGCTACAACTTGGGGCACTCCAACATCAGCCTTAGCATAACATAACAGAAATTTGTTATCAAAAGCACTCTACGGAGTGCTTTTTTTTGCCTCTAAAAACTGACCGATAAATAGTAGTATGAGCGAAATCAATGAACTAGTAGAACAAATCAAGCAGTCAACGGATTACCAAACTAATAAACGTATCTTACGTGAGAAGATTAAGACAGACTTACACGTAACACACAACAATGGTTTATTTTTGGTTACCACCGAATTAATTGCCTTCCTAGCCACGTGGCCCGACAACGAACTATTCCTGGAAGACACATATCAAAATCCAATTAATGTCAATAGACAAGAGTTTTTAACCAAATGTCAAGAACACTATCAAATGGTAATGAATACTTGGCATATCGAGCATGAACAACTTAAACGCCAACGAAAAGTCTAGAGGCGTCCTGTTATTTGCCTTTAATACCGACACTGTCGACTATGTCAAAATTGCAGAGCGTGCCTCACGATTAATCAAACATACCTTAGGCTTGCCAGTTACTATAATAACTGAAATGCAATCTCCGCAGACCAATGTGAGATCAGGGTATGCGCGAGGTACCCAATGGTTTAATGGTGATAGATATCGTGCCTACGAACTTAGCCCGTATGACGAAACTATATTAATGGACAGCGATTATTTGGTGTTAGATAATAATCTTATTAAGATAATGGACACCCTTGACGACTACAGGATAATGACCAACAACCAAAGCCCAAGAGCAAGCCAAGATGGGGACATGGGAATACTAAGCCTAGATTTTGTTTGGGCTACTGTTGTTGTGTTTAAGAAAACTGCAAAAACTAAGAAGTTATTTGATCTGGTGGGCAGGATCCAACGTAATTATCCGTACTACGGAAAACTGTACCATTTAAGAGGTAAGACCTTCCGCAACGACTACGCTTTTGCGATTGCAGATAATATCATTAACGGATATACATCTAGTCCTGGCATACCATGGATTATGTTGACCATGGAAAATCTGATAGATAAAATTGAGATAAACAAGAACATGTTAATAGTGAGAGAAGCGACTGATGCACACGTCTTTGCAAGGCAGTCGATGCATATTATGGACAAGGACTATCTGCTATCTGACCAGCATGAACAATTTGTGGATATGATATGCCAAGAATAGCGGCAAAAGGATTCTTAAGCATTGCACAGAATAGTGATGTAGACTATCTACGATTGGCCTACGCACAGGCCATGAGTATTAAATTATCTATGCCTGGTAGCCAATATGCTGTTATAGTAGACGAACCAACCCTTGCCCAAGTAACAGAACAACATCGAAAGGTATTTGATCATGTGATAGTGATGCCTGTTGATCATGCTAAAGATGACAAATGGAAATTGGCCAACGAGTGGCAGGTATTTGCGTTAACTCCCTTCAAAGAAACAATCAAAGTAGAAAGTGACATCCTGTTTACACGTAGCATTGAACATTGGTGGACAGCATTTAGACACCGTGACGTGGTATTAAGTCTAGGTGCCAAAGATTACCGGGGCAGACCGGCGCAGTCAAGAAGATATAGAAGAATATTTGATGCCAACGACTTACCAGATGTTTACAATGGGTTGATGTACTTCCGTTATAGCCAAACTGGAAATAACTTCTTTGAGTTAGCCCGTAAGATATTTGCTGAATGGAACACTATTAAAGAGAACATACTAATTAATTGCAGTTACGAAGAGCCAACAACTGATTTAATATACGCTATAGTGGCAAAGACTATTGGAGTTGATCAATGCACTTTACCTAGTTGTGACTTTATTAATTTTACCCACATGAAGAACGCAATTAACCAATGGCCTGAAGATAAGACATGGCCTGAATTGGTGTTAACTGAGATTGATCTTCCTATGCTACGTATCAATAATGTTAATCAATATCATCCATTGCACTATCAAGAAAAATCTTGGGTTAGTGACCAACTGATTGAGAGGTATGAACAATGTTTACTGAATTAGAATATCAGGAAGCCATGAAACAATGGCCAGAGATAATACCAGAGACTCTGGAATATAGATTGCATTATGATGAACATGGTCAGATCTATTTGTGTACCATGCAACAACACCCTGACGACACACAATATTTGGTAGTAGATAAAGATCTCTACACTAACTATTGGCGATATGAAATAGTTGATGGAAAGCCTAAGATCATTGACAAACCCACTGGATATCATGTACAATTAAAGAGTAGCGACAGTGGATATCGCGTGGTCAAGAATCATGCAGGTGTCTTGTTGGAAACGGAAACACATCACGACGTGGAGTACTATGATACAAATAGTTGATATAGCTGATTTAGATTGCATCTATTTAAGCTATGATGAGCCCAAGAAGGAAGAGTTTTGGATCAAGATACAGAACATGGTTCCATGGGCAAAACGTGTGGACGGAGTTAAAGGCAGTGATGCCGCACACAAAGCCGCGGCCGATGCCAGTGACACAGATCGTTTTGTTCTAATAGATGGTGACAACTTGCCAGAATCTGAGTTTTTTAATTTACAATTAACCTTAGATGATGATAACAAAGATGTTGTGTTCCGTTGGAAGGCCACAAACAACGTAAACGGATTGATGTATGGCAATGGTGGAATGAGTTGTTGGACTAAAGAATTCATTTACAACATGAAGACACATGAGAATACAGATGGAGATGATGCTACTAGTGTAGAATTTTGTTTTGATCCTTTATACTGGGCAATGAATGACTGTTATTCAACTACATACCCTAACGCAACACCCTTTCAGGCATGGCGTGCAGGATTCCGTGAAGGGGTCAAGATGTGTTTAGACAGAGGAACAAAACCTAAACTAGAAGAATTTAAACAAAAAGCACACAGTCGCAATTTAGACCATTTAACAGTATGGCATAACATAGGAGCTGATGTGGAAAATGGATTATGGGCAATGGCAGGTGCCAGATTAGGTACATGCCTAACGATGTTACATGATTGGGACTATACAGAAGTGCAATGGTTTGACTATTTAGAAGAAAAATGGAATAAAATGAAAGATACTGATGTACACGCAATGTTAGATCAATATGGGCAACAGCTCAGGAGATTAGATTTGCCAGCCCTTAACTATAATGCTGAACAAAGTAAGTTCTTCAAACATCACTACAAGAGAGGGTTTAAAAACAAAGGAGTAATGGAACGTGAGTAAAAGTAAATTTATGTCAGCCGCTGAAGAGATGAAGGCAAAACTAGGTCCTAGCCTCTGCCTGGCAAAATGGCAACAGGTTAGCCTACACTTGCCTACGGGACTCAACAATAGTTGTTATCACCCACCATTGCATGAGATCGATGTACACCCATTGGAGTTCCATCCTAGCGCCTTGCACAACACCGCACACAAAAAACAACAACGCAAGAAGATGTTAGCGGGTGAGAAACCTAAAGAGTGTAACTACTGTTGGACTATGGAAGATGCAGGACATCTAAGTGACCGCCATTACCGTTCGGGTGAGCCTTGGGCCGCAGAACATTATGATAACATAGTTAATCAACCATGGGACGCAGATGTTACTCCGAGTTATGTGGAAGTAAATTTTAGTCACGGATGCAATCTTGCTTGTAGTTATTGTAGTCCACAGTTTTCAACTGAATGGGGCAAAGACATAGAACGTTGGGGTGCTTATCCAACAAAGAGCCCACATAACGACCCTATGCATTTTAAAGGACGTCGCCAACCTATTCCGGTTAGAGAAAACAATCCCTATGTAGAAGCATTTTGGCGTTGGTGGCCTGAGCTATACCCTAAACTAAAACACTTCCGTATGACGGGTGGCGAACCCTTGATGGACAAGAATACATACAGAGTATTTGATTATATATTAGCCAGTCCTAAACCTGACTTACATGTTGATGTTACCAGTAACTTTAGTGTAGAACCCAAACTATTTGATCAATACATAGGCAAGGTCAAAGAACTATGTACCGGAGAACGCATAGAACATTTCATGCAGTATGTAAGCCTTGACACTGGAAATCCAGAGCATGCTGAATATATTAGACACGGATTAGATTATAAAAAAATGGAAAGGAATGTTAACGAGTATCTAACAGATGTTCCTAATAGAAATAGTTTAACATTTATTATTACTATGAATAATCTATCATTGCTCGGCTTGCAAAGGCAACTAGAATGGATATTAGATTTGCGTAAAATGCATAGTCACACATATCAACGTGTGTGGTTTGACACCCCAGTGTTGCGTACACCAACCTGGCAAAGTCTACAGATACTTCCAGAGAGCTATGTACACATCTTAGAAAATGTTGTTAAGTGGATGAAGTTGCATAAATTAGATGAAGACAGTGATCGATTTGATGGATTTAAAGATTATGAGATACAGCGTCTAGAGCGTGATGTTACCTGGATGAGGAAGGGTAAGAAACTTAATGAGAAATACATACACGACACCCGTGCTGATTTCTATCGTTTCTTCAATGAATATGACAAGCGCAGGAACACAGACTTCCTGGACACCTTTCCACAAATGAAAGAATTTTGGCAGGAGTGTAAATGGCATGCCGAAAATACCTAGCACATTCTGTCCGGCAAAATGGGATGAACTACATTTAAACTTTAACTATAATTGGGCGTATGGTTGCTGTAAGGCAACTCCTATAGTGTTTAAAACCTCTTGGGACGACCAAATGAACGACCAGAAAAGAAATTTGTTAAGTGAAGTACAAGATCCTAGTTGTGATTACTGTTGGAAGGTAGAAAATAATGGCGGACATAGTGATAGGCATGGATATTTAGAAAATTTTAACGAAGATAGATTTGAACAATACAAGACAAATCAGATCGCACCTAGCATCGTTGAAGTAAATTTGGGAAATGAGTGTAATTTCCAATGTACATATTGTAGTCCACACTTTAGTAGCAAATGGGATAGCGAGATGCGCAAAAATCCTATTAAGTTTAGGACAGACATACAACATTTTAGATTAAACACTAAACAGAATGATAATACTGTCTCTAACTTAACATTCCTTAAGAGCTACAAGACTCTGGATGTGTTAAATGTAATAGGCGGAGAACCTTTATTAAACAAAAAACTCTTTAAGATGTTAGATGAATTGGATAATATAAAAAACCTACATATAACAACTAATTTTAGTTGCGAGCAACGCACAATTGACAATATAATTGAGAGAAGTAAAAAATATAAATCTATTAGACTAGGTATTAGTCTAGATGCAACTGGGACTATTGCTGAATTTACAAGATATGGGATGGACTATAGTAAAATAATCAACAATATAGATTACCTACTATCTAACTGTCCTGATAATATAGAAATTAGATTCCTAACATTGCTGTCAAGTCTGACCATACATGATATAGAGAATATCGAACTATTAATGGCTGAATACTATAAGAGAAACAAAAAAATGTCGTGGCGATTAAGCTATTGTGTTAGCCCAAAGATACAGAACTTTAATACACTATCAACACGACACAGAGAACTGTATAAGCCAATCGTCGCTAGATTAAATTTACTTCCATATACAGTTAATTCAGAATCGGTGCTTAATGTGTTAACTGATAGTCGGTACGATGAAAAATTGTACTTAGAATTAATGGAATTTTTATCAGAGTTTTCTAAGCGTAAACATATAGATATACCAAAAGAGTTTTTAAATGCCAAAAATACGTAACGAAACAGACTTAGAATATAAACGTAGAGTAATTGACATCAAGTCTGACAGCTTCTGTGCGGCCAAGTGGTACAATGCTACCATATGGTTAGGTAGTGGACAAACAACATCATGCCATCATCCTTTACCACATGCCATTGATGTTGAAGCAATTAAAACTAACCCAAGTGCGTTACACAATACACTTGAAAAGAAAGAACAGCGTAGACAGATGCAAGTAGGCGAACGCCCTAGTGGTTGTGAGTACTGTTGGAAAATAGAGGATATGGGGACTGATGCGATATCAGACCGTGTTTATAAAACAGTTATATATGAGGACAAAAAAATAGATGAAGCTTTCACTACTGATTGGCAACAAGATTTTAACCTACAAACCTTGGAGATTGCATTTGATAGGACTTGTCAGTTGGCTTGCTCTTACTGTAATCCTGCTTTTAGTAGTAGTTGGGTTAGAGATGTACGTACTAACGGGGCATATACCGACTTGGTTTCGGATGGTAGAAATCATTTTACTCACGAGCATGATAGCAGTCAGCTTTATAAACTTAATGATGTTAATCCCTATGTCGAAGCCTTCTTCAAATGGTGGGAAACGGACCTCCACAAAACTTTAACTGAGTTACGTATTACAGGTGGTGAACCATTGATGAGTGGACACACCTGGAAGTTAATTGAATGGTTTAAAACTAATCAAGGGCGAAGTACTACTAAATTGGCAATTAATACTAACCTAGCAATTAACAACGTTCGTCTTACTGAATTTATAACTGCTATAGAAACACTTCCACATATGGAAGTTTATACTAGCAATGAGAGTGTTGGTGCACAGTCTGAATATATTCGTGACGGGTTAGACTACACACAATGGTGTAAAAATATTGAAACACTTATGGATGCCAGTACAGTCAAGATAGTGCATGTGATGTTTACTATTAATAGTCTTTGCTTAGATAGCATCACTGATCTATTAGACTATTTGATGACCTTAAAGCACAAGCACGGTAAATTTAGTCTTAGTTTTAGTTTAAATATACTACGCTTTCCTAGTTTTCAAAGTGCGATAGTATTGCCCGACAATATTAGGATTCAGTACAAGGACAAGTTGCGGTCCTGGTTAGATGCAAACGGAAGTGATCTAACATTACACGAATACGAAGTGCGACACGTTGAACGATTGATTGATTACCTAGACATAGTTAAGACCCCGCATGCGGGTGCTGATGAGATAGCAACATTACAACACGACTTTAAACAGTTTTATCGTCAGTATGATCTGCGTAGAGGAAAGAAATTTAGAGAAACATTTCCAGAATTAACAGAATGGTATAATACACTATGAGTGATAAAAAGACAGACGAATATTATAAGAATCATAACTATCACGCACGTAAACCTGTTTACATAAGTGAAAAAGATCTACGCCCTGATCAAATGGATAGGCTCGTAAAGAGCGATACATTCTGTATGATTCCGTGGATACACATGCATGCCTTTCCAGACGGCCGCGCCTATCCTTGTTGTCTCGGTGAAGATAAACATCCAATCGGTAACTTCAAAGAACACACAATGAAAGAGATTTGGAATGGTACTCCTTATAAGCAAATGCGTAAAAATATGCTTGAAGGGAAAAGTTGTAAGGAATGTACACGCTGTTACGAACAAGAGGAAAATGGTTTTGTTAGTATGCGGAATTCAACAAATAAGAACTTTGGTCAGCACATCGCATTAGTAGATGACACCAAATCTGATGGCACATATGAAGATTTCAAACTGCGATATTATGATGTACGTTTTAGTAATTTGTGCAATTTTAGCTGTCGCACATGTGGTGGTTGGTTTAGCTCAAGTTGGTACCAGGAAGAAGTAGAGACATTTGGCCCTCGGAATTATCCACAGATACTATTTGCTGGTAGAGATGAGATGGACATGTGGAACCAGATGCAAGAACATATTCCGTACCTAGAACAGATCTACTTTGCCGGTGGAGAACCATTGATAATGGAAGAACACTATCGCATACTTAAAGAATTAGTTAAACGTGAAATGTTTGATGTTAAGATAATATACAACACAAACTTCTCAAGACTAAATTTAAAAGACGAAGATGTATTAGACTACTGGAAGTTGTTTAACAACGTTAGCATTGGTGCTAGCTTAGATGGTATGGGAGCAAGAGCAGAATACATACGTAAGGGAACCAAATGGGACCAGATAGTGCGTAATAGAGAAAGGATGATGGAAAAATGTCCTGATACGGATTTCTATGTTAGTCCAACGGTGAGCATATTTAATGTACTTCATATAACAGACTTTCATCGCGATTGGGTTGACCGTGGCCTCTTAAACCCAGCTGATTTGAACATTAATATACTGCAAAGTCCGGAAAGAGACAGGATTGATGTACTACCTAAATACTACAAAGATTTAGTTAGAACTAAAGTCTTAGAACATCTTGAATGGTTACGACCATTGGACAATTTACAACGTGCTACATCAGGGTATGACGCAATACTAAATTTCATCAATGATGACAAGTTAGATCTACTTGGTGAGTTTTTTAGAGTCAATGACATCACTGATGCTTATAGGAAAGAAAAGTTTGAAGATGTATTTCCTGAATACAAGGAGTTAAGATCATATGTCTCTGCCTAACAAGATATGTGTGTTACCGTGGATCAGTATTGAAACCTCACCAATCGGCACTGCACGTCCGTGTTGCCTAGCTAAAGACGAAATAGTCAAACCCGATGGCACAAAATACAAATTAAAAGAAAATACATTAGAAGAGATCTATCATAGCCAATATATGCAGGATCTGCGTAAGGATTTTCTCGCAGGAAATAAACCAGAGACGTGCCAACGCTGTTGGGACGAAGAAGCCGCAGGCCGCACCAGCAAACGAATCAACAGCCGCATACGCCTAAAAGAACACTACAACAAGATTGACTTTAAAAATACTGACCCAGATCAACTTTGGTTTTTGGATCTAAAATTAGGGAACATCTGTAATCTAAAATGTCGTATATGTGGATCCTGGTCAAGCTCAAAATGGGTGCAGGAAGAGGTAGCTTATGTTGACAAGATATGGAAGAGTGATCCAAATTATACGAGGAAAGAGCATCTTGCATTTACATATCTTAAAGATGGCGCATGGCCTCGAGAGACAATTGATTTTTGGACAAACATGAATGCACTGTTACCTAACATTAAGTACTTAGAGTTCACTGGTGGTGAACCATTCTTAATACAACAACATTTTGACTTCCTAAAAACAGCAGTACACACCGGACATGCAGAACATATTGAAATACATTATAACACTAATGGCACACAGTTTCCAAAAGATAGAGATCTATGGCAACACTTTAAACATGTTGAAATAGCATTTAGTATTGACAATACTAACGAACGATTTGAGTATGAACGCTACGGTGCTAAATGGTACAAAGTACAAGAAAATATTGCTAAGTTTAATGCAATGCGTAATAGTAAATTGTCTACGCAATTGTGTTGGACTGCTAATGTACAAAATGTCTACTATCTGCCGGAGCTATGTGAATGGATAGATACACAATCATTTGATTATATATTCTTTAACATGTTACACGATCCCTGGCACATGTGTATCAGTAAGATGACTGCAAAAGCACAAAAATTAGTTATTAATAGACTAACTAACTATGAATTTAGTCCTAAACATAAAATGGAAATCATACGTATTATTAAGTTCATTGAAAATGGTAAAGGGAGTGACGGCAGTAAGTTTTTAGAACAGATGTCAATGACTGATGATTATAGAAAAGAAAGTTTTTTAACTACACATCAACAAATAGCTGAGGCAATGGGATATGAGTAAACAAATTGCGTTAGGATGCAGTCATACGTATGGTGTTGGAGTAGAAAGAGACGAAGCCTGGCCACATTTACTTGGTGCAACTAATTATGGAGTTCCTAGCTGTAGTAGTGATTTAGTTGCTAGAACCTTGCCAGTTATATTAGAAAAAGAAACTCCTAAAATTGTTTATATACTTTGGCCGGACTGGACAAGATTTGAATACTTTAAAAATGAGGAGTGGGTGCAGTCAATCTCAACTGACGATGATAGAATACTTTTTATGGAAAGCCATCCAGAACAATGGTTACATGAAAATTTTAATAAACAGGTAACTATAGTGTGTGACTTATGCAAGGATATAACACTTAATATGATGACACTATACGATCTAATTCCGCATATTGATCACGCTGATCAATGGCCATTGAGTAAATTAGGACACCACTATGCACCTAAATGGCGCCAATGGGTAGCAGATATATTTACAAACAATACAGATTTTCCTTTGTCACATGGATAAACCAACAAACAGACCAAAAACAGACCAGATACGAGTAAAGTATAATGTCAACTATATTAGTTAAATTTCTAAACCAACCAGTAATAAAATTATCTATCAATGATACTACTGTTGGGCACCGGTATGTTAATTTAGTTAAAGCTAACTATCTTAAACAGTTTCCAATTTATAGAGATGTGTTAAAATATAATCTTAATTATATGAATATATTAGCTCAACGGGCGAAAAAAGTATTAGGATGGGATTGGGTAAGAGATATTTACACTATAGAAACTACGGCTTTACTACACAAAAACATTGAGGAATTGCTCTGTGATGGATTCAAATCTATTCCTAAAGAATATGATGACCTAGTGCATGAACTACACTTTTGTTTACATCAAATTCAAGACGGACAGCAACATACAACTAGAATAGGATGGATACAGATTGAATGGTTTAATGATAATGGATTTTCTTTGGACTATGATTATGAATTTAGTTTGAGTATGCAACCTGGAGATGTTAAATTACAAAATCCATGGGTAGGGCACGGCCCGTTGCAATTATATTTAGAACAGGATTTTACTAATATATCACAAACATGCAAATTCCATGATTTTGTTAGACCTGGGATTAATATTGTTCTAAATGATTTTAAAAAATTTACCGGCAGTGATTTACTAATAGATACTATAGCAAAACATGATCCTGCTTTTATAGCATTGCACGGAGTTGATAAAATTAAACATTATATTGGATACCCATTAGTGGGGAAAGTTGTAAACTTAAATGATTATCTACAGGTTATGTCTGCACCTGTGCTTGAGTTGGAGTGGCTAGATTTTAGTGAATAAACCAACAAACAGACCAACAACATTATGTATGGCTCCGTGGACTCATACTTACCTATCACCACAAACTGAGAGACGTATGTGCTGTGCATCTCGAGAACCTGCACAGAATTTTAAACAGTACATAGATACCAAAGCGGGCACTGGTAAGTATATTCCAATAACACTAGACGAGCATTGGAATAGTGATCATATGAAAAGTGTGCGTAAGCGTATGATGGCAGGTGAAACCCTACCTGAATGTGAAGTATGTAATGACCAGTTATTGAACACTGATGTTTACCGTACATATTTTGATAGCATGTTCAGTGATAAATATTTTAGTAGGATATGGGACACTACAGATGATACAGGCCACACCACAATGAAGCCTGTAAGTTGGGACTACCGTTTCAGTAATCTCTGTAATTTTAAGTGTCGCATGTGTGGTGATATGTTGTCTAGTAGTTGGGAGTCAGAACAAAGACAGCATAATACGATTAACTGGTCTGATCCAAAGAACAACTGGATGGTTCCAGCAATCCGAGATCAGATATCGAATTTTCAATCAACTCAAATTGAGCGAGAGTTCTCAGAAGCAGTTGAGGCTCATCAAATTGAAGAAGTATATTGGGTAGGCGGTGAGCCTTTAATGTACGATCAACATTGGAGATACATGAAACGTATCATTGATTTAGGAGATGGCCAAAATGTTTACGCAAGATATAATACCAATCTTAGCCGCACCAATTATCGCGGTGTCAATCTTTATAATGATATTCTATCTAGGTTACGTGACTGGCAAATATGTGCAAGCCTTGATGGTACGGGACCAATTGGAGAATATATCCGTACAGGTCTCAGCTATAAAACGTGGCTTGACAACTTTAAGGAAGGTCTTAGACTCGCTACACACCGTCGGCAGATGAGAATAGACTTTACGCTTACCTTACCAGGTATGTTTGAAGTTCGAAATATTGATAATCTAGCAATCATGTTAGATGTAGATATCCTGGCTAAAGTAGTGTTTAGCTTTAGCCCAGATATCATCCTTAGTCCCCTAGCATTACCAAAACATATACTCCACCCTTGGATTGACGATATACTAGATAACAAACACTTTACATCTAGGTTAGTAAATCCTACATTGAGAGATATGTTAATTCAACTTAAAACTCGACCAACCTTTGATGAGCAATGGCCTAATGAATATGTCGACGCTCTTGCAAAAGGTAAGCAACGTGTGTTACAATTAGAGAGTATACGTAAAGATACGTTTACACTATCAAATATATTAGAATCAAGGAAAGATATACATGCTTGGTATCAATCAATCTAAAGTTACAGTTACACTAAGAAATCCAATAGATCACAATGATCAATTAAGCTATGACATCCTGGTGTTTGATAACCCTATAGCACATGATTGGATGCAGGCTCTTAAGGGCATACTACTTAATGGCAATCACCTGGAAAAGAATTTTTGTTTTTTAGGATTTCCCGATACCACCCGCGACATGACCTATCTCTGCAAGGAATTAAATCTAGCAGTAACAACTATTAACCAATTTTTCAATGACTACAATATAGAAGAACCATACACTCTTGAGACTTTACGTACAGGGTTAGATCCCAATCAAGATCTAATGAATTCTCTACACAATCACTTTGAACGATTGCAAGGCACTGTAGAGAATCTTAGTGAATATTATAAGCGTGCAGATTATGATACCAAATATGCTATAAGGCAACTAAATATCCTCTGTCATGAGTTAGAGAGTTTGATGTTAAGCCTGCGTAAGAATGATAAAGATCCCGATTGGGTACGCAGTAGCCAAATAACTACGTTCCTACAGTGTCCAAGATACGAATTGTCAGATGAGCATAGAGTACTGTTCTTAGAGAACGGGTATGATAGAGAGTTTGGCGGAGTGTATATGCATTGGACCCAGATAGGTAAAACTTTATTTGAAGTGTTCCGTGATGAAGGAGCTCCTACACTAGACGACACCACATGTGAGGCCATTAATCATTTACAATATTATTCAGGTGAGTTTGATATTGATTGGGGCAATGATGTTGTTTATGGTGATTTATCAGTTCCGTGGCACAATGAGGAACAGGATAGTTTTCAAGAGTGGTTAATTGAAAATAATTTAGATCCTAAGGACCCAACATTAAGTTTAGGGTATCTGCCACTAGGTATGATCGACACATGGGCATTTGGTACGCATGACCCTATTAGGATAAGAGAAATATTAGGAAGATATCTTGACATAGTTAAGATTGAAGTCGATGGAGTGTCAAATACTTTTGAATACTGCTGGGCAGACAGTGACTATAAACAACAACAGATCGATAGGATGATACCAGGATATGATTTTAGTAGCAGGGGGTGATAGTTTTGTTTGGGGGCTTGAACTTTTAGATTGTTTGCATTCAGGCCCCAATGGATACAGCAGAAAAACTTTTCCAGCATTGTTAGCACAAGATATGGAATATATCTGTGCCGCATATCCGGGTAATGCTAATAATGCTATTAGTAGAACAATAATAACCTCATGTGAATCTGTTACAGAACCAACAGTGATAGTAAATTGGACATTCCCCCAACGATATGAGTTTAGATTTAATTACAACACTCTTAAAGAAACATCACCATGGTATAGTATACATCCCCACTACCCCACTAGTGATAACATACGCAATTTTGATCTCATTAATGACTTTAACGTAATGTTCTATAAGCATGTAGGTGATAATGAATATTATGAATTATATTCGACCTTAAAAGAAATATTATTTTTGCAATTATATCTTAAATCTAAGAATATTCCCTATTTGTTTACTACTGCTGATAACAGTTACTACACCCACCAAAACTATCTTAGGTCAAAAGATAGTTGTCTAGAAGCATTGTATAATCAAATTATATGGAATAATTGGTATTGGTTTCCACCCGGCGAAGAAACCAATGAAACTATAGCACCAAGAGGATTCTATCAATGGGCGGTTGAAAATAAGTATAAAGTAGGACCAGAAGGTCATCCGTTGGAAGAAGCACATCAAGATGCCGCAAAATTAATCAAGGAGAAATTCAATGCAATGGTTAAGAACGTTAATTAATCGTATTAAATTAGAGATACGATATAGAAAAAAACTTAAAGAACTTCGCAAGAGAGATCCCTTCATATATCGCTGATAAATAAGTGTATGGATACATACATAGTTTATAAAACAGTTAACACCGTTAATGGAAAATATTATATCGGCAAGCACAAACAAACAAGTGATACGTTTGATGGGTACTTCGGTAGTAGCGAAGTAGTTAACTACGCTATACAAAAGTACGGAGTTGATGCTTTTGAACGTATCACCTTGACCGAGCTCGATAATGAAGACGAATGCTACTTAGCCGAAGAGAACGCTGTTGGCGATCTATGGCGCACAGATAAGAAGTGTTATAATAAGCAACCGGGCGGTAAAGGGTTTAGTTCAGGAGCAGATCATTATACACAAGGCAACGGCTTTACGGATCCGCACAAAGAAAATCTAAAGAAAGCAAGAAAGAAACGTGCACCAGCCTCAGCAGAAACAAGAGCAAAGATGTCTGCAAGCAGAACAGGTAGCAAACGATCAGCAGAAACAAAAAAGAAAATGTCTGTTAAACAGTCTGGTAAAAATAATCCTATGTTCGGGAAGAAACATTCTGCAGATAAGCGACAGTTAATAAGCGAAGCGTTAACAGGAAAATACACAGGCACGAATAATGCAAACTTCAAGGGGTACTATGTTACGCCCTTCGGTAAGTTTACCACTGTAAAAGATATAAGCAACAATGTAGAAAACGTAAGCAAGCAAACAGTATATAGCTGGTGCAAAAACAGCGAGAAGATTATTACGGCTAATATGGTAGGTATGTCTAAGTTTCTAACTTGCAACGACATAGGCAAAACATTTAAAGAGATTGGATTTTACATGGAACCTAAATGAGTTATTTAGGAATATCGGTAGGCTTCCACGATGCATCAATTAGTATCATTGATCTAGATGGTAATATAACGTTTGCTGGACACTCAGAGCGTTATAGTAAACAAAAACATGACAGACATTTAAATAGTGAAATGCTATGAGATTGCTAACGGTAGGAGACAGTTTCACTTATGGTGACGAGCTTGTGGATCGCACACAGGCATGGCCCCATCTATTAGGTGCTCAATTGGGCTATGAAGTCACCAACTTAGGCAAGCCAGGATGTAGCAATAACTATATGGTCCGCGCAGTGATAGAAAACAGTCATGACAATGATTTAGTAATCATAGCGTGGAGCCATTACGCCAGAGTAGAGACGTCAGACGAGAACGGGCCTTATGACATATGGCCAGGATGCAAAGGTGTCTTTTTTGTTGGCAATCTAAAATATAGAAAAGAGCTAATAGAATACGTTAACAGACATCATGACGATGACTACTTATATAAACAATACTTGATTAATATCATCTTATTGCAGAACTATCTAGAAGCAAACAACAAGAGATATCTTATGGTAGATACTTTTGGTAATCATCAAGAAAAACAGCGTACATCAGATAATTTGATCACACAAGTAAACGACAAATTCTATCCTGGGTGGCCAAAAGAAACAATGATGGAATGGACGTGGAAAACACCAAAAGGCCCCAATGGGCATTTTTTAGAACAAGGACATCAACTAGTAGCAGAGAAGATCAATGAACATATTAGGAATATCGGCTGGATTTCATGATGCTGGCATGAGCTATGTAAGCAATGGTCTAATACCATTTGCCGCACACAGCGAACGTTACAGCAAACATAAACATGATAGCAAATTAAACAGTGAAATGCTGTTTGACTGCCTGTCGCGCTGTGGTGTACCTGATGTTATTGCCTATTACGAAAGACCGTGGGTAAAGAAAACTAGACAACTCTATGCAGGGCAATGGGATGATCTGTGGTCTGATTGGTCAGTGCGTAAAATGATTAATAGCATTGATCTTGAAGGTGTGCTAAAACATGTACCTATAAAAACTTACAATCATCACCTATCACATGCGGCCGCAGGGTTCCAAACGTCACCGTATCAAGACGCAACAGTAGTAGTCATTGATGCCATTGGTGAATGGGATACTATAAGCATCTGGGATGCCACATACACTCACAAAGGCCAAGCCAAATATAAAAAATTATGGGGACAGAAATATCCTCACTCAATTGGGTTAATGTATTCAGCATTTACTAAAGAAGTAGGATTACGCCCATTGGATGAAGAATATATTCTAATGGGTATGGCCGCATACGGACAAAGTCATTACAAAGAAGCATTTAAAACTGTACTTCTAGAAGATGAAGCATCAATAACATTCAAACATAATCTACACCTAGGATTACCTGATGAAGGTAAAAAAGGGTATGGTGAAGATTTTGATGTAGCGGCATCTGCACAAGAACTGGTAGAAACATTAATTAAAATAGTAATAGCACGAGCTCACAAGTATGGTACTAGTAAAAATTTAGTATACATGGGTGGAGTTGCTCTTAACTGTTCAGCTAACAGAGACCTAGGACAATTTTATGACAACATATGGATTATGCCTAATCCAGGTGATGCAGGCAGTTCATTGGGTGCCGCGGCACTGGCTTACGGTAAACAGTTGGAGTGGAAAGATGCCTACTTAGGATATGACATATATGGTGAATATCCTGTAAAAGAGTTAATCACTGAACTGGTAGAACGCAAAATTGTAGGAGTTGCAAATGGTCCAGCAGAGTTTGGTCCTCGTGCTTTAGGTAATAGAAGTTTACTAGCAGATCCAAGAGGTCCAGAAATAAAAGATCAGGTGAATGCTATTAAACGTAGACAGAAGTTCCGTCCATTTGCACCTATTATCTTAGAAGAATATGTCAATGAGTATTTTGAAATGCCACATGGTTTCCCAACCAGCGACTACATGCAAACAACTGCACTGTGTACACGCCCAAAAGAATTTCCTGCTATTATACATGTAGATGGCACCAGTCGTGTACAAACAGTACCTAAAGATTCACGGTCAGGAATACGTCAATTATTAGAAGCGTGGAATGTTTGGACTGGATGCCCGATGTTATTAAACACTAGTCTTAATATACGAGGTGAACCCATGGTAAACACTCGTGCGGACGCTGATAGATTTGAACGAGAATACGGAGTTAAGGTATTATGATTAACTATTGGCAACCAGGAGTAACACTTGATATCGGACCATATCCTAAAAACAAAAGGATGCAGTTCAGCCCGCTTGATTCAGACAATATTGACAATTGGAAAAAGGTAAAAGATAAAGGTGAGTGGACCGCTGACAGTTTTGATTACAAATATAACGCACAAGGCTTTAGATCTGACTGGGATTTTGACCTTGCAATAGATAAACCAATACTATTGGGGCTGGGATGTAGTCACACTGTGGGCGTTGGTATACCGTAGGAGCAAAGTTGGATACATCAATTGGGTAATAATCATATGCATGATCATATGGTTTGGAATGCAGGATATGGCGGCGGATCAGCCGACACTGTAGCAAGACTGGCAGTAAATATTATCCCTATTGCTCGACCAAAAACTGTTGCTATACTGTGGCCAAGTTTATATAGATTTGAAACGTATGAGAAATATATTCCAACTATGCAAGGCCCTTGGAATATGGAAGGAGTTAATTTGCAATATGAAGATCAAACTATATATAATAATCAATGCAAGAATAAAACAATAGTAAAATTATTGCAGGAAATTTACCATTTTAAACTCTTAGAATTAAATGTAGATGATATCAATTACCTAGAAATATTTCCATTGGCCAGAGATGGGCACCACAATGGGGCTGAATGGAATAGTCGAGTACAAGAAGATATGTGGGAGAAACACAAATGAAAATATTAATTATGGGATTACCAGGCAGTGGAAAATCAACATTAGCTAGGCCATTTGCTGAATTGATTGGTGCTGTTTATATTAATGCTGATCAAGTAAGAACACAATACGATGATTGGGACTTTTCCCCAGAAGGGCGACAACGACAAACATTACGCATGTTACATCTATCACAAGGTGTTGAACTAGCAGGGAAGGTAGCAGTGGTAGATTTTGTATGTCCAACAAATAAACTTAGAAAGTTATTTAATGCTGATTATACAGTATGGATGGACACTATCAAAGAAAGCCGGTTTGAAGATACCAATCAAATGTTTGAAACTCCTGACGATGTTGACTATCATGTCAGTGAGTGGTTTAAAGATACGCACAAACAATTAGTTAAGATAGTGTCAACCTACATGGCACGGAATAGTTAATGTTTGATATATTCATTATGGATATGGGCGGTCATGATGACAACGTACAGAGTCTTGTACAGCGTTTTCCGCATGCCAGGGTGGTAAGATACTACGATAATCATTTAGACACGTTAAAACGCTGTATTTCACGTTGTAGAACTCCTTATGCTTGGATAATTTCAAGTTGTTGCGACTATGCTGACTTTGATTTTGGGTATAGGGCAGTACCATGGGAGTCATATCAATTGCACTGCTGGGCCAGTGGCAATCAAGAGTTTGGCGACACATTCCTGATCAATAAAACGGAATTCTTAAAGCAACTAAACATAGAACTATTAGAATGGTATAAAGACATCAATTGGCACGAGGTAGGAGTGCCTAGGCTAGCATGGCCAGTATTAGAATGTACTACTGAAGACATCACTGAACATATAACAAACGCACAGTTTAATTCGTCTTATCTTTGGATTAATGAAACTGCTGATTTTGATCCTCCGTTATGGAAAGATAGATGTTTTTATAGTTTTAATATGTCAGGGAGCGTATCACTAGCACCGCGTGAAATTCAGTCACATTTAACCTCACAAATCTATGATTATCCCTACGTTATTAAACAAAAAGACATCTTTTTGCCACCTAATCCGTTGGATATTATCTATATCAGCAATGGTGAAACAGATGCTGATCGTTGGTATAACTACTTGGTTAAATGTTCGGGCAAGGAAGTTAAAAGGGTACAGGGTGTAAAGGGAAGAGACAATGCAATCAAAGAAGCGGCCCGTCTAAGCGCGACACCATGGGTATTTGTGGTATGGGCAAAATTAGAAATCAATCCTAATTTTGATTGGTTGTGGCAGCCAGATTGTCTTCAGGAACCAAAACATTACATATTCCATGCCCGTAACCCAGTCAATGACCTAATATATGGCCACATGGCCATGGTTGCTTATAATCGAGAGTTAGTATTAGACACCGACGACTATGGATTAGATTTTACAATGAGTAAGTTACATGCCGTTGTTCCCCTTATAAGTGGCACTGCCCATTATAATGCTGACCCACTGATGTCTTGGCGTACAGCATTCCGCGAAGTAGTTAAACTAAAAGATGATTCAGTAAAGACTGGTAATATTGAAAGCCTACACAGATTGCAAGTTTGGTTAACACAAGCAACAGGAACAAATGCAGAATGGAGTCTACGTGGTGCTCAGGATGCTGTTGATTATTGGAACAAAGTCCAAGGTGATCATACGGAGCTAATGTGGAGCTTTGATTGGGATTGGTTAAAGAATTACCATGATTCTATTTACGCCACAGCGTAGGATTTAGTTTATACCATTCGTAGTATTTCTCAAACCCTTCTTCAACATTAGTCGTTGGAGCATATCCTAACTCTCTGATAGCACGGGTAATGTCTAATCTTCCACGTTTAGGAAAATCTAGGTCACGATCGCCTAATTCTAGAGACCCTTTGCCGGTAATACTAATAGCAAGTTCGGCGGCATCCTTCAATGTCCACAGCCTCCCAGCTGACCGTGTTATGTTGTATATCTTATTAGACGAAATAGATTTAGTTGCGGCTAATGTAATGCCCATGGCAGTATCTTCTACATAGGTAAAATCTAAAACTTCACTAGCACCATTTACTTTAAGAGTTTCTCCACGCATGGCCTTGGTCATAAACTTGCTGACCACACGATCCTCGACGTCCCACTCACCATACACGGCACTTGGACGAATGATAACATGATCAAATGCTCCACGTCTTGTGTACTCTTCTACCAGTTTCTCTCCGGCATATTTTAGGATACCGTATTGACCAATTGGACTACACTGGGCAGTCTCAGTAACGTCGGTTTCAAAATCACCGTAGATCATACTGCTTGATATATAAACAAATTTCTTAACTTGGTAATTCTTACTAGCTTCTAATAGGGTTATTAATCCTGTAGTCATCACGTCACTGGCTAATAAAGGAGCTTCGGTAACTATCTTCTGCCTAGGGAAACTTGCTAAGTGTATAACAACATCTGGACGAAATTTGTCAACAATACTATTAACCTGGGCAACATCTCTGATATCAAAAATATTCAAGGTAGTCTTAATTCGTTTAAGCCTATTCTCATTGAGATAATCAACTTCTTCTTTAGGAACAAACCCGTAACCGGTTAGGCTGTCTATAATACAACATTCGTGCCCTATGGATTCAAGATGACGGACTACATTGTGCCCAATAAATCCTGCGCCACCTGTTAATAGTATTTTCATTTATCAGTTCCAACAAAAGGTTTAAGATCGGGAGCTGTCCACCCTTTGGGCTTAAGAACTTTACCATCATCACGCTTAATAACTTTACCTGTATCAGGACTAATTTTAGCAAAGTTTGTATCCATTACCTCTTTCCACGCACCCGGACCGTCAAAGCCTCCTGCTCTGATAGCTCCCATAGTAACAACTAAGATGTCAACGAGTGCATCTAACTGTTCTACTCTGTCTTGTGCCATCAATGCCTCAGCAAGCTCGCCAATTTCTTCATTGATAAGTCCTAGGTACATTTGATAGTTTTTGTCACTTGCTGGTTGATCGCACGCTGTTGCAAATCGATCAATGTCTTTAAATACGTCCGTCATTATCTACCCCTTCCAGCCGCTTTTTTACCAGGACGATTACTTGTAACTTGATTGTTAGCTTTTACCTTACCTATGCTGTCAGTCTGACTGCCTTCTTTTTTGCCTTGGGCCGCCTTCTTTTTTTCTAATGCTTGTTTTAACCATAAGTTACTCATTATTTCCATTCCTCTGTGTGTTTAAAAAACCTCAGGCTATAAGAAACATATTGTTCTTCAGTTAAATCACTGTAGATAACACATACCTTATGCCAATTCTTTACACCATCATCTTCTAACCATTTAAGTTCTATGTCATTGTCTTCTACCCAACGTGCCTGCTCTGTTTCTTTAAACTTATTAGCTACAAGCCAAAATATGTCCTGTGGTCTTTTGTCATAGGTTTCTTTATAGTGCATAGCGTCAAAGAAGAAACGAACCCTATATTTTCTATTTTCTATTTTCATCGTTCTTGCAGTTTGTAAAGTCGTTTAAAATTTGTACTAATTGTTTCCTAATATTATTATCGTTAATTCCATTGATCGCAGTCCTTAGATTAACGAGAAAGTCTGTAAGTTTCATTATAGATATAAACTCCTTGCTTGTTCAAGTTCTGGAATATAATCACCTAACTGACTATTTCTAAAACTATCTAATTTGTCATTAAAATCATAAAATTTTCTTAGTCTTTCAACATTAATTTTATGATTGGGACTACTGTATTGATCTATCACTAGATCTACCAGACTTTTTATTGAACGCCCACTCATATAATATATATTAGTTTCCTGGCAACGGCGCATAGATTTTATCACTAATTCTGAACACGGATTATTAAGCGGTGAAAACATATCATCTTCCCAATTGGCAACTTGTACTAATGCTCCTGACTTAGGAAATTCACGATCATAAAATTCAAATACTTCGTGCAGTCTAGTAATACTATACGTTGAGAATACAGTTTGTAAACTTATTTTATGCCCTCTTTCTTGCAAGATGTGGGCGTTGCGAACTACGGTGCCAAAATCAGTACCCCATCGTATATAGTCATTGACACGATCGTACCCATCAAAACTAAATGCAAGATTTACATCAGTAAACGGGTCTAGTAAATCTAATAGAGTATTGCTAAATTTCATACCATTGGTCCCAATTTCAAGCTCAAAATCAGTATGTCCTGCTTCTGTAGCCTTTCTTAAGAACTCATAAAACTCAGGCATGATAGTAGGTTCACCTCCGCCAAAGTAAATACGTTCAGCTGACTCAAAATTAATATCCTGTATAGAAGTACCACTTAAGGTCCATTGGTCACTTACTAATGGAATAGTCTTATATTTTTTCCATTCACGCTGTATGAGATGACTGTGGCCATCATCACAAGTTCGGCACATTACATTACACTTATTACTAGGACGTATTTCATAAAAGACTGGATTCTTTACAGCAAAAAAGTCATCAACTGAAGTCAATGACATTTTTTCTGCCCATTCTAAAGTTTCGTATTGACGAGTGCTTTCTTCTCCTTTACTTTCACAAACGTAGCAGGATTGACAATGTTTTGGGAGCAGTTCTCCAGCCGCCATTTTATTCCGAATATCTAGGTATGCTGGTTCAGTTTGCCAATCACCAATGTCTTCTAATTTAGTTAAGGTTATTACTTTTTCTCCCTTTCCAAGTTGTTTGGCTTTAGGGCATAGTATAGTTGAGTCCAAATCATTGATTATAGCTAGAAATGGATGGAAACAAAAACTTTTATTTTTTTGTAAATATTCTCTCCAATGGATTATATTTTTAGCGGATTTAACTGTACGATAGTCTACATCAATACCTAATACTTCTAAATCGTGCATTAATCGTACTGTGGTAAACAATGTCTTAAAGTGAGTATAACTTTCTCTAGTTTGGTCTAACATTAGAATACGGTCAAACTTATCTGAAATTTTTACAATCTCTCCTGGAGTTAAATCTACAACAGAAGTATGATAGTATCCTGGAGTGGCAGGGGTAAAATTGGGCGTACTAATTAATCCATGATTAGTAGTGTTGAAACTCTGTGCTAATAGTGTAGTTAGATTGTCTGACGATTCACTTTCGTTACCAATGCATAATATTTTTTGAATGAACATAGTGTATTTATACTGCCATTAGTGCTGGTATTGAATCCATTGGATTGTAATCTTGTATTATAACATCACTCATAGTGAAGTTGTCAATGTTTTTTATGTCTGGATTTAGCCATAATGTCGGTAGTGCCCTTGGCTATACCATTGTTATGCAGTATCATTAGATTAGTTTCTTAATAAAATATCCCACAAATACACTTCGTGTGGGTAATTTTCCTTCAGACATTCGTTTAACAGTATTATGGACATTCTCTATGCTAACATTAAATTCCTCCGAAATTATCTTCAATCCTGCAACCTTCTTAGTATCTCCGTTAGGGTAAGTTATTATATAATATTTTGTGTACGGAAGTAACGCGGGGTTAATTCCTTTAATCCAACTACCACTGCCTGAGTTTTTTTCTCGAATTATTGATTTTGTTTCTTCTGTGTGGTGCTTATTATAAAATGGGTTCTTATCACCTACATACTTCCCCTTCATCCTGGCACTTGCATTTTTCCGGTAGTCAGGTGACCGTATTGTACCTTTTGCATAAGAATTGCCTGTTGCCTTTACACTAGCATCTTGTTTCATTTTGTCTGTATGCGTTTTGCCAAACATCCCGTTCTTCTCTCCGGGTAATCCATGTATTCCTTTCCTTTCTTCTTTACTTAATGTTGCGTATCTTTTATTAACCGATTGTGCTATTCGGGAAATAATATCTTCTCTATTTGGGTGATTACTTATACAATCTCCACCATTAGCTGGAGCCATGTTATACCCACCTATATTTTTATCTAAATAACTTTGCTCATGCAATAATAGTTCTTTTTTATTATTAAGATAAGTCTCTTCTATTGGATAAAACTTAAACTCATCTACTCCGTGTTTGTTGTATGCTCTCTGGAGTTGTATGTTATGATGCATATTCTTACGTAAATCAGACTGGTGTTGTTTTAGCCGGTTAGGAATATTCATTGAACTTCCGTAATATTTTCTATTAGACAGTATATGTTCTATACAATAAATTCCCTGCATCTGTTATCCCTCTAAGTATTATATTATTTATGACGATTAGTTAAGCGATGTTCCTTTTAACAGTTAAACTGCCCTGAACGCAAGTTTCTTTGTTGTAACTGCCGGAAAGCCTTTGGATAAGTCATAGCGTTGTTGCATGCCAAAAACACCAATGGTACCCACACCTGTTCGGTCAGTGCGAGTTTCACCACGGTCTAATATGTGTTGTAATGAATCTAGATAAGTTTTCATAGTATTATTATACTAGGATAGATGCAACATGTCAACTAAAAGAACTTTCGATTCCATATTTCGTAGGTGCAATTATCCCCAGGACGGACTGAATAAATTTGGAAACAGGCTAGGTATCTATCTAGATCAATTCGGGTGTCAGCAAACCATGCACCCTTCATTCTAGTTAGGTACACACGTTCGATAACAGTTTCAGTAGAGTCATATATCTCTTTGCCACCAATGACAAATACTTTCTTTTTTGGAAATCGTTCTTGTATATTTTTTAGTTCTTCACAAATATCACCTTGTATGCTACGTACATCAATATTATTAATATTACGATTTGTGACCACAAAGTTAACTCGATTCGGAAGGGGTTTTGGCATCAGTGGGTCGTCCCAAGTATTACGACCCATGATTACGATTTCATTCTCTGTGTGTTGCTTGAACCAATATAGATCCTGTGAATTTTTAGGCCAGGGAAGTGTCCCTTTGTTACCAATTCCACCTAAACTAGTTGCGGCTAATATACTACAGATCATAGGCCTTTAAGTGCCTTATCTGTTTCTGGTTGGATAGCGTCTGACACTTTGTCTATGTCGACAAAGAAGTCAACGTTTTTGATGTATTCATCTAGCTCGTTAAACTTTTCATCTAACATAGATTCTATGTCAGCTGGCTTTTGACCGTTTGCAATTAGATCTTTAACATTAATAGTAATAGTAGTTCCGTCGATCAATGAGACCAATATCTGACGTAGTACAGTTATTGGTACTTCTTTCTTATCAACACCATTGACTATGTCTTGCCAGCTCTTCCTCTTATTAAGGTTGAGCTTTTTTGCTTTACTACGCCGTGGTTTTTTTGGTTGTTCTGACATTTTTAACCTTTTTTGGAGTCATCGATTTTGCTTCACTTTGTAACCGTTTAGCTTCTGCTAATAATGATTTAGCCTGAGCCTCCATCTGCTTAGCCTGAGTCAAATTCATGTCAGCCAAATCAGCATCTGATAGTACACTAGTACTTGTATCTACCGGAGGAGGTGCTGACCTATATGATTCACCTAATTCACGTCCTTGGCCTTTTTCTGGGTCACGGAACCCACGACCTGCGTCAATGTCTGCTAATTTTTTAATAGCTTCTTCACCGCCCGCCATTTGCTCTAGAATCTTATTTAATTCATCTAGTCGAACACTGGTTTTAGCATTAGGGGTTAAGATAACTTGTTTAGTCTGTACCTTTTTAAGATAACCACCACTATGTATTGCACCTAATGTATTTTGGCCATCTGGCATAATATTTCTAAATAGTGCATCAGCTAACTGCTGTGATGATTGACCACCATTACTTTCTACTACTTTCATTACTTCGTCATGAATCATTGATGGTAAATTATCACTGTACATAACTAATGCCATATGGTCTTCACCTGGTACTTGGTTGTATGCTACGACGACTTTCTTGTCGCCATGTCTTCCTATATGCTTGATCATTTTTTTGGTTCCTTAGGTTGTGTTTCTTCGGGTGCAGGAGTTGGTGTTATAGCACCAACACTTTGCAAGAAGTTAGTTAATTTATTATACAATCCACCGACTTGGGCAAGCTCATCAGCTTGGAATGCACCTCGTTGTGATGTAAGGTTAATTATCTGTGCAACTAATACTAGGTCGGTAAGTGTTAATGCTACCGCCTCCCCCGGGGGTGATAAAGGTTGTGTTGCTTGTTCAGGTTCGGGTTTTGCATGGGGAGTAGTACCCTTGTTGCGTGCGATAGATTTCTCTACGGCATCAACCTTACCATCTTTATTTAAATCTCGGTTATCTTTCTTTGTAGCCATCTGTTAAATTCTCCTTAGGGGACAATTATATTTAACAGCCAGATGAGAGGTGGAAAAATTTCTTAGTGAGTATCTAGGGTAGGGAGGGTAAGGGTAAAGTAAGTGGCTTCGCTGTGCAGTTCAAAAGCCACCATTTGTTTTCGATCAACGTTGCTTAGACCTAATACGACGTCTACAATACCTACGTAAAAACGTCCTTCAAGATTTTCGTAGAGCCAATCCGTTATTTGCTTTGTTTCCAATTTGGGGAGATCTACTATCACCTTTTCAAAATGTGGAGGACAATGATTTACTTGTCTCAGCTGGTGCACATTAAGTGGATTTGGCTCTCCCTGTTTAAGCATACTAGACGATTAAATACGGAAAGAGAGATCGCCAATCTGTTTTCCTTCTTCTGTCAAGTTCATCTAAGTATTCGTGTAATTTTTTAATTTTAGTTATATCTTGTTTACACGTATTTTGCAATCTTTTTTGAAGCCCGGCCATCCTAAGCAATGCTTCTTTATGCTCAAAAGTTTTATCTTGCATAGTTGAAAATATTTTATCAAAATCATCAGCCCACATGCTGTAATCAAATATATCTGGGTGTTGAAATTTATAACCATCTACAAACATAAAGTAATGACCAATGTGTCTGTGCTGTCCATATTGATTTATCTTTTTGATGAGTTGAGGCATGGTCTTAATAGTCATGCTACTAACTGTTTGATTAATATTTAAGTATAGCCAATCTTCGCTTTGTTCCGCGGCCCATGCCAAACGACTTTCTAATATGTTAAGGTCTAATCCATTACGCACATATTCAGCCTGCGGCCCCCAACAATCAAGGCTACAAGTAAGATCAAATCGACCCAGATTTCCTGACAGGCAATAGTCTTTAATTTTATTAGTATATGCGACCCAATGTTTTTCTGGCGCATTAAAATTGCTGAATATATTAAGTTGTAGATCAGGGCAAGGGTTACGTTCAATGATGTCAAATATCTTATTAATAAGATCGTGTTGTATCAGTGTTTCTCCACCTAATAGATGTAGTCGTGCTAATCCTTGAATGTTATCCTCTAACCACTCCATAAATTTATTATAATAAGCATCAACAGCTAAATCGCTGACTGTCTTTATATTAACAACGCCGTTGTCATGACCATATTTTTTGTTTTCTGTTTCTATCTGACTACTCAGATCTTCTGCACAGTAAACACATTTAAAGTTACACGTGTTGTGTGCAAATATTTCTATTATGCGTGGAGTTACATGTGTAGCAATAGGATTTGTTTTTAATTCAATAGGAATATAGCCGCCAATATCGTTGTTGTGTTGTCGATCACTGTGACCACCTGCTACTTCAATTTTTTGACAATATTCACATCCGCCAGTTGGCCATTCACCTTTAAGCATTAATTCTCTATCAGCTATCTTTTTAGGAAGATTGTGGAAGTTATTAAAATTCTCTGGACCACCAATTGGCACTGAATCAATCCTATGGCAACTTGATGTTTCACCTTTGTTTAGCCATATGGTACTCCAAGTCCATTTACTATTACAGGCAGTATTGGTTTTAATTGGAAATTTATCATTGTAGTCTTGACCCATTGTGTTTATTTATTGCTCTTATCTAAATCGTAATAGGTAGTAATGCCAAATGGTGCTTCGATTGAAGTTGATCCATGAATAACAAACAAGGTATCACAGTAGTTAGGATCTCCCCAGGTGTCCCAAGGATAACCATCTGTAAACATTACAAATTTCTTAGGTACAATACCTTCTTCTTTCATGAATTCCCAATTAGTTGCAAAATCAGTCCCGCCACCACCAAACACTTGATAGTCTAATAGTTCATCGATATTGTCTTGAGTAAATACTTGTAGATTATGTACTTTAGTGTCAAAACTCCATAAGTGGAGATTAAAACTACCGTAGCTGTCCATAATGCCTTTAACTTCACTTTTAATGTCAGTAAGCATTTCATCATTCATTGAACCAGACGAATCAATTGATACACATATATCAATTTCTTTTTCAAACTCAGTTCCGGGAAGTATAGCATCCATGTGCCATCCTCGTCGACTTACTCGGTTAAAACTATAGTCTGCCCTAACAGTACTTTGTATCTGTTGCTGTAACAGCTCGCGCCAATTTAATTGTGGTGCTGTTAAATCATTAATCATTTTCCTAATACCACTTGGCAAGTTCCCTGCGCCTGCGGTCTGCGCCGCTGACAGCACTGCTTCTTTTAATTCGTCTCTGATCTGTTTCTTCTCATCTTCTGATAGCTTAGGGCGACCTTGTCTTTTATCTTTGCTATCTCCTTCCGCGTCTTTAGATTCGCTGGAATCATCGTTATCATCTCCGTCTAAATGTTCATCTAATAGTTTATCTATTAAATCCTCTATGTCAATTTTTTCAGCATTTTGATATAAGTCATCATATACTTCTTCGGCACTCATGCCACGGTACTTTTCATCATACAGACCAACTGGAATCTTTTCGCCAATTTTTTGATCTACTAGATCTTGGTTAACACAATAGTCATCAGCGATATTCCACAATCTAGGATCACGGTCTCCACGACGACCCATATGATCATATACACAATGTAATACTTCGTGTCCAATAAGGAATTCTAATTGTTTAGCAGGCATCTTTTTAAGGAACTCTGAATTGTAGTAAAGTTTACGACCATCTGTTGCCGCAGTACCGCACCATGCATCAGCGTTGACTATCTGTAAACGAGTAGCTAAGTTACCAAAGAACGGTGCCTTGAGCAATAGCGCGACACGTGCGCCAACAATCTTTTCACGTACTTCTGCATCTGTTTGTGGATTTGTTTTACAGCCTACGTAATTTTTGAAGTCTTTATTTGCTGTAGTATTCTTGGACATTGTCGGCTCATTCCTTTATTGTATATATGTATTATACATTCAATTTAACCAAAAGTCAACTAAAAAGGAGGAAGAGTGCCAGGGGCCCAGCTTGTGTAAGTTAGGAGCAGTTGGACCGTTCCTAACACCCTTCCTGTAAACTATGCTACTGCTTGAACGATGTACTTACCAAAACGTTTATGGAACTCATCAAACGTCTTAAGTTTGTTTGGAACAAACGGTAAGTTGTAAACTGTAAGGGCTACTCTAGCACCCATAACAGTAAGTTCTGTAGTAAAATTAGCCATCATAAAACTAAAGAAATTATCTACCATGCCGTGCCATTCGTCAACATTCTTTCCTTCTTTCTCATTGTAGGCCTTGAGCTCATAACACATGCTCACTGTCAATGAATACATAGCTGATATTTCTTTAACATCAAGACTTTTTACCTTGCCATTTAATATGTCAGTTGGATTGGGCATTTTCCCTGCTATCTTTCTATGCGCCATAAATTTAACAGCAGTTCCATCTCCGACTGTACCAGACACTAAATCAGTTTCAACGTTAGATGGAAGATTATCCCCTAACAGTTCACTAACAAACGTCCATGACCGCGGAGTAGCAAATGCACGTGAGCTAGACTTAGGATCAAAATCAAATAAATCTTGTTTAGCAAACGATACATACCCTACAACATCTTTATGTATGTTGTTGGTAACTGCCCACTTCTGCCACGATTCAAAATCTACACGCATTTCCAAATGGATAAAACGATTGCTTAACGGTGCAGGCATCCTGTAAGTAACACCCTTGTCACCTTCTCTATTACCTGCCGCTACCATTACAACATTATCAGGAAGTTCGTACTTACCAATACGTCTGTTAAGCACTAACTGATAAGCCGCGGCCTGTACACTAGGGGCCGCTGAATTCATCTCATCAAAGAATAATACAATGATAGGATACTTTGCGGCTAATTCTTTGCTAGGTAAATCGATTGGAGGTGCCCAATCCATTAGTCCGTTTTCTTTGTTGTAAAAAGGAATACCACGGATATCTGTTGGATCCATTTGACCCAAACGTAGATCAATCATGTGTCCGCCCATCTCATCAGTGATAGTTTGCACTAACTCTGACTTACCAATGCCCGGAGGACCCCAAAGAAAAATTGGACGCTTACGATCAAAACATCTACGGATGGCTACTTGTGCTTCTTCGCTGGTAACAGTTCTGTTTTCTGTTGCTGACATATTTCGCTCCTAACTAAATTTGTCTAATTTCTAACTTACAAAAACATTATAGCACCAAAATGACCATTTGTCAATCACTTTCTAATGTAAATTAATAGGTGCATCAAAGGCTACTGTTAGACCTTCGTCCCATTTTTGTGCCATAACTTCTGCCATTGCTATCACACCTTCAACAACTTGGGCAACTTCTTCTGTAGTTTCTATAGGGTCTTGATCACCCCATATGGCTCTGACGATGCTTTCTTCTTCTTTAGTCATATTATTCAAACTCCAAAGTTTTCATAGTTTTATTTCTTTAACAAAAAGTTCATCAAATAATTCAAACTGCTCAGGTAGGCTATACTGCTTAATCATTTCTACTAACGGGTCAACAGCAGGGCCAATTGATTCCTCTACAAGAGTAAAATCGTCATCATAGTAGTCGACATACTCACCCAACAAGCAATCATCGACATCACCACTTTGTAATTTTTCCAATGCCTCATCTAGGTTGTCTGCATATACCCAGGTAGTTTCACAATAAATTACTCTACGTTCAAATGTATAGGTGTTTGCCATTAAAAGACGTTAACTCCTTTTAGACTTAGCCATACGGCGGAAAAATATAGTCCTAATATAGTTCCTGACGTGATTGTAAGAAACAGCCATCCTATAGTTCCTGTTTTGTCAAAGATATCGTCTTTACAACTTCTCATACCCACACCATTGGTTGACCATGACCGTTCCAAGGAACAATGGTTGCTATGTCGCACTCTTTTAACCAAAGATTATTTCCAGAATGTCCTCCTGGGTCTTCTATCACATAAAAGTACACTGTGGGTTCACCTAACATGTTATTTTTTTCTTTGACATAACCTAGGTAATAGTTGCCATCATTTAATGTTAATTTAACAGTTTCACTATCTCTATCTCTTGGTGCTGAATTAATTGCTGATATCAATTTAATACTCATTTTCTAATCACCCGTCTTTCCCTTTGTCCTAGTTCTAGCAGTCTTGCATTTTCCTCTGCTTCAACCTCTTCCCAAGTCTTAACTTCAATAACTAAATGTCCACTAGTCCTGACTATCTCATCTAGTTCAGCTTCTGCACGCAACTGTTCTTCTTGCTCGATACGTTGTTCACGTTCTATTAACCAGCCTGCTACGTATGGGGTGCCTTCAATAACACCCCATGCCATAGTTAATCCAATTAAGATTTCAACTCCCATATCGTTCTCCTGTTTAATTAGAGGAGCATGCTTTCTTTAGGCACCTTAGTAGAAAACCCTCCCGAACACACCCCTCAAAACTTTTATGACAGTTCTAAAATTTCACCAGTGATAACATCAATAACTTCTTCGTCACCAAACGCCGCCTTCATCTCAGCTCTTTCTTCATCTGAGTAACCACGTTTTTCACGCATAGCCGCATACTGAGCAAAGTGTCTTGTAGTGTCAATATCTTTTTGCTCGCCGCTG